CGCTAAAAAGGCGTTCATAGCATCAGAACGCATGATAACATTGACAGTGGCACCTGTTGAGTTTCCCTCATCACGTAAAAATGTCATCGCCGTTGCTAAATCCGTAATTGGATTAGATGTTGCAGCGGTCCAATAACCAGAAGCTCCAAGGTCAACAATACTAGCTGCCTTTCTTCTGAAGTCAATGTTATCTCCGTTTTTCAACTCAACAATACCAGTCATTAAGACATCAGCTTGTTGCTTTCTAATAGCTCTCTCTATCTTCTTTCGATTTTTACGAACGTTTTTAAGGGCGTTCTGTGCGATAGCGGCGTTTGCTCCATTGGCATTCATAACACCTAAAGCGATGCTATTCATGTATACTTCATCTCTAGAGAAATCATAATCCTCTTTAAAGAATGGGGGTTGGTATTTGTGTTAAGTTAGACTAGTATATTTGTTCTTGTTTCCTTCTGTGAAACGTTGAACATCAACCGCTATCAAGTCGTTGTCTCTTTCAACCTCCACATCAACCAACAAGGTTGGTGTTGTCTCACTTGGGAAGAAGCCTGCAAATCCAGATCTGACAGTGATGTCTTCAATGAATCTGCCAACTACTTTTGAGGCCAGGGTTTTACTGTGTTCGTTTAATGAAATCATGTCTAGTTATCGAATTTTGAGCCCTCAACTACGTTGAATAAAACGAAGCCTAATGCAGTTAATATGTCTTTGTATGTCTTACCTTCGGCAACCGCCAACGTTGCTAATGTGGTAGCTGCTGGGAAAGTTACTAACGAGGTATCAATGTCTCCAGAAACGCAAACGTTTGCCGAAATAGTTGCAGCATCAGCCAATGTTACTTTACCTTCAATTGATAAAATACCAACAGTTTTAGGCAAATCAACACCATCAGTACCAGCTGTCGCAGGTATTAATTGTGCCACGTTAGCAGGATTTCTCTTAACTAGCAATCCATTTTCAACATCCAAGGCTGCCCCTGTATTGTTTAAGAATGTTACCTCTTGGTACCTGTTACCGAAAAGAAAAACGTTTTTCCTTTGGTAATCCGCTGTAGATTGATTTCTATTAGCGTTTCTTTGGGTTATTTCTATACTCATTTCTTTATTTATTTAAGAGTGAATTTGAAAGCTTGATCCAACTCAAGCTCATCTTCTGTTTTAGGTACCACTGGAGCTGGACCAGATGCGGGGGTAACGATTGGGGGCGTTGATTCTGTTTTGATTTTTTTCAAAGAGTTTTTTGCGTTTTGCTTTACAAAAAATTCTTCTCTCTTTGATGAAGTGAGTTGCTCACCGCTCTCAATCCCTTTAGAAACAGATTCTGGATCCGTTTCATTGTGTGCCATCCAAGTTGCTACTCTGTCTCTTTCTGAGATCACTCCCTCATTAACGATTTCAGAATAAGCGGCTGGACTGGCAGTTTTAAATTCTGCTTTTGTCATTGTTGTCTTATTATGGTTATTATCTAATTTGTTTATGTTCACTTTCTTTTTATCCCTGTAATTACCACCACTCTCAGCCATAGCAATAACCTCTGAAAAAGAAGCTATTCCATCAATGAAAGTACCAATAACATCTCTTGAAAAATGCGTAGCCCCATCGTCGTAAACAACACCTTTAAGTTGTGGCCTATTAGCTGCAATGTTTTTTATGAAGTCCTCATTAATTGGGTCTAATAACTCGCTTTTAAGAAGCTTGTAGTTATCATTATTCAAAGCTTCTTCAAAAGCCTCGTTTTTCTTTGTTGACTTTGTGGCGTACAACCTAATATGTTTCACCCCATCTTTAGTCTCTGTATTGGCTTCACGACCTTCAAACTGTATCATTGTCCCAATAGATCCAACGACATTTAATCCTGCCTCAGAATAAATCTTTGTTGCTGCAGAGATTATCCCATAAGCTGCTGATGCCGCCATTCCGCCTTTAGTTATTAAGGCATAAACTGGTTTGGTCTTCTTAATGCTATTAATCGTATCAACCATTAATTGTACTGCAGAACTTGAACCTCCTCCGCTATCAGTTAAAATTACGAAAGATTTAACTCTTTTGTCAATTGACATTTGCGTCATCATATTTGATAACTGCTCCATACCAATACTTGAAGCTCCACCGCTTTTTGTTATTGGTCCATTCAAGTTGATTAAGCCAATAGCATCAAAATCATCATTATTATCTAATTGCCCAGGATCCCAGCCATTACCGTATGGTCTTGCTATTACTCTAGTTTCGTTTTCGGGGTTGTATAGGTAAGGCGTGTTCAGTTTAACTTCAACAGGTTCGAATTGAACACCGTTTTTGAGGTCACTTAATATCGCTGACATAACGGGAATACTGTAGGTATCCATCATCCAGGGCGTCAAACCGTAAATCTCTTTCGCTAGTTGAAAATTAATCATGTAACAAATATATACTTTTTTTCTTAATTAATCGTTTCTATTTCTAGGTATTAAATCTCGAACGTTTTTTACTTGCCCTAATCCCGGGATTAAAAATGAAAGAATTGAGAGAATGTTTTTCCTAAAAAAGAAGATACCTAAGGCATAAACCCACCAAGGAATTTTTACTTTTGTCCATTCTGTTTTCACTTGTTCTATGAGGGTGATTTGACTTTCTTTGGAATTACTTGTTTCGACTTTTAAGTCTTCAGTTTCACCTATTGTTACATCTACATCTATCGTCCTAGTTGATTCGTTCCACTTGACGGAGTAACTGTTTTCACCTGATTTTTTATTCGTGTTAATTGTGTTCAGAATTCTATCCAATTCCTTGCTTAATAATTTAGAGTATTTTTTAGAATACAGTGAATGAATTTCAGCTAGTTTCTCAGGAGTTATTGAGTCTTGATCCTTGGGTAAAGCTTTTTTATATTCAAAGTTAAAATCTGAACTTATTTGAGGCACAAAAACTTTGAAACTATCATTAATTGATTTACTTACAGATTTAACGCTAGTTGAATCTTTTTTCTGAACATTACTTTGATGTAAGCTTTTATTTTTTTGGCTCTTAAAAACGCTCCCTGGTGCTGAGCATTGGGAGAATAGTAAAAGAATTAATACAAATACCACCAACCCTATTGATAATCTTATTTTTTCGTTTTTCTTCATGGTTTTATTAATTCAAAATGTGGTAAATCATTAAAATTTTGGTCTAAAGCTATAATACCGTCTCCGTCCCAATTTCCTCCCCATCTAATAAGGTGAGTTATTTCTCCTTTGTCAAATAATTCTTTTGCACAACTATCTATAATTCCAGCCACATAAGACATATGAAGTTGGTTATACATGATATTTTCTCTAATAGAACTAATTGGATGCCAAATAAAAATATCGCATGCATCACTTGGTAGTTTGTTGTGTTTACTTAAAGTTGTAATTCCGTCAATGTTTGTTATAGTCCTTCTATGTAATTCAACTGTTCTACCTATTGCGTAGTATTCTTGCTGAACTCTAATTGATCTAGAGCCTTCTGATATACCGAAATCAACCTTACTTTTTTTAATAGCTAGATTGAATATCTTTTGTAAATCGCTGTGACAAGTTTTGATTTCAACTTTACTTTTTCTACCAAATTCAAACATGGTTTTAGTTTTTATTTTTTTTCTCGTTTTTAATTCTTAATATATGCAATATTATTTGAAGCATTAAAAGAATTATTGCTCCAATAAATAAAATCTGTTTTTGAACTCCAGCCAAATCTATCGCTAAGTAAGATCCCGTAAAGAAATAGGCTAAAAAATTTTTAAAGTTTTCCAAATCTTTATTTTTTCTCTATTAATTTAGTTTTACTTAACCACCAACCAATTTTGTGAAAATAGAACCCTAGTCCAAACATAATAAAATAGACTGAAGCTTTAAATCCTGTAGGTATAAAACTTTCAATAGATGGTCTATATTCAGAATAAAATCTTATTAAGATGTAGGTTAATATAATAGAGAAAAAAACGGTCGCCCAGTTTCTAGTATCAGCGACCCACAAGGTAAAGAAGAAGCTAATGTTTGAATTTCTCCTGTTTTTGATTCTTATTAGAATTCTGAAAAGAATACCTAAGGTGATTAACATTGTTTGAAATTGCCATTCAGCTGCGGTTAGACCTCCAAAAAATAACTCTCTAAAATTGGCTTCTATTATGATTAAATATTTCATTTTGTGTATATGGTTTTTAGTTGTGTAAAGCTAGTGAATTTATTTTAAAGAGTTTGTTCAATTGGAATAACTCCATTTTCCTTGAGTTCATCTAGCCAATCTTGTTTGTTTATGAATCTCTTGATATCTTGCCATTTTGCAGTCCATACTTGCTTTACGCCTACCGAGCCATTGTCTACTATATTACCGAGTTCATCTCTTGCAATAAAATAGGTAATTTGTGATGGTTTAGAAATTCCGTTGTTATCGTTCATAATTTTGATTTTTATTTGTTGTTTAAAATAATGTTATTGTCCATCCTTTTGTTATTAAATTTGATCTTGCGGTATTACTTGCTGATGTTCTTATATCATCTACAAAAAACACACCATTAGATAACCCATTACTATCTAGCTGAATGTATAGGTCATCTACTTCACTTGAGGATAATGATGTTATTTGTACGTATAAATTAGTTAGCAATACATTACTGCTGATATCTAAAGAAGTAATTATTGTACTATTTACTGCAAAATAAGTCAAAGCGGTATTATTGCTAATATCTACGGTTGGTAAAGAGGGATTTAGCGCCGTTATAAAATAATTCAAATCTGAATTTGAAGATACATCAAAACTTGTTATAGATTTTGAAGATAAACTTAGACTTCCAAAAATCTGATTTGGACGAAAATAAACCATTACTGTCACCGTGGTAGAAGTTGTGTTCCCTGTTAAGTTTATCGTGTTCGTGCTACCGCTAGAAACGACACTACCTGTAGATACCCAAGTTAAATCTAAATGATCATTAACATTATTCTCAGGATATACAGAAATCACTCCATTTTCTGTCGTTGTAAATGAAAAACTTTCAGTTATCAAATCATAATTCCTAAAGTTCAAAAGACTATTCTTGCTACCTTCATAACTTGGGTCAAAACCTGCTGCAGCGGCGTCTTCAAAACAATCAACTAAATTTTTACCTGAATTTGTGTTTCCGTAAATCTCATTCGTCACATCTTGTAAGGTGAATGTGGTTGTGTCAGGTACTTGGCTAAAAGCCGCAATGTTGAACAATAAAATAAATATTATTTTTTTCATCTTTAGTTGTTTTTTTCTAGGTTGATAATTCTAGCTTCTAATTCTGATATTTTAGCAATTAATAAATCGATATATTTTACAGATTTAAAGCCGCTTTCATTTGTAATTACAAACTCTGGATTCGTCAGTTCTAATTCTTGTGCTATGACCCCTGTTCTGTAATCATCCAACTCTTTTTTTAAATTAAAGGATTTCCAATTAATAGGAATATTAATTGGCGACAAGTCTTTTATATTTGTTTTTAATCTTTCATCTGATGAAAGTATGAAATTGCTTGCTGTTAAAGAGCCAGTTGTAACATCGTTTGCATTATTTACTAAAAAACTATCAGAACCCGCTACCCAGCTACCAACACCCGCAGCATTGGTTTGTAAGAAGTAACCATTAGATGCGCCTCCTGTTACCTGTATCCCACTACTTGAGATACCACCCACTACTTGTAAGTCACCACCAATATCTAAATCATTAGTAATATTTAAATCACCTGTAAAAGTATCAGTTGTATTAAGTAAGTAACCACTTAAATCAGTTTGACCCCAGCCAAAAGCAGTCTGCCCATTATTAATTCTACTATCATTACCTTCAGCAACCGAACCCGCTGTGGTTCCAAAAGCTTTGTTAAATGCTGTGTTTGGTGCTGTCCAATCAGCAAAACCACCTGTACTAGTTGTCGTCAAAAAATAATTAACCCCAGCCCCAGCTTTAATTCTAATTCTATCTGTTGTAATTCTATTGACAACATTTAAATCTAACCCAACATCTAAATTATTAGTAATATCTAAATTACCTGTAAGAATATCAGTTGTATTAAGCAAGTAATCACTTAAAATCCCTGTTAGACTCCCGCCATCTGTAATCGCACCCCATTCGGTAACCAAAGTCGCTCTTGCTGCAGCTACCGCACCTCCTGGGGTATATTTGCTTAAACCAAAAGGAGTCGTACCTGTGTAAGACATAAGACCTTGTTCTGCCCACCCAAATAATAGTAAATCGTAATTTTGTGGTGTGAGTTTAACGTTTACCATGAAATTACTAAAATTAGAAACTTGGTTAATATCCCATAAACTAATATCTTGATTAAAAGATTTCGCGTTATCAAACATAAAAGACATAGCCGTGGCATTGCTAACGTTCCATGAGCTTATATCTTGATTAAAAGATGTCGCACCTCTAAAAAAACTGGTCATATTTACACCGCTACTTACGTCCCAATTGCTTAATGGTTGATTAAAAGAAGTGGCGTTTTCAAATAAAGCGAAAAAGGTAGTAACGCTACTTACGTCCCAGTTATTTATTTCTCCATTAAAATTAGTGCAAAGTTCAAACATACTCGTCAAAACAGTAGCTGTAATGGTTGGAGCGGTTTTTGCTGTCCAAGTTAAGTTGGCGCAACCCCAAAATGCGCCACTTTCCGTTATATCTAAATTACCAACACTACTAACTTCAAATATTTTTAATTTGTCGCCTCCGTCATTGAATTTAAAACCAGTAACCCCTGTTCCAGATATTGATATTTTTTTCATACCCGCTCCACCACTGTATGTATGTGTTAAATCTCCTGTGGAACTAGCTGAAGTAATTGTAGTTGTAGAACCGTCTGCATCTCCCCAGGTAATAACATAAGTTGAACTTGCTGATATTATAAAAGGTAAAGTTGCTTGGTCGTTATTTGAGGTTCCTGTATTGTCAGTCTTCCAAGTAAACTCAAACGCATCAGGATTTCCTATTTCTACTCCTCCGCCTCCGCTAGAACCATTTGCAGCTGCTGTGATTCTACCTTGTGCGTCAACTGTGATATTGGTACTAGTATATGAACCTGATGTAACTGCTGTATCTGTTAAGCTTATCTCATCTGCACTAGATGTAATTCCTGTGCCTCCTATAATATTTAAAGTAGGGTTAATTGTAGACGTTCCTGTTTGCGTCATTCCTGATCCAGCTGTCACACTTGTCACGGTACCGCTTCCTCCTCCACCAGAATTGTCATCTACGTATTTTTTTGTGGCAGGATTGTAGTCCGCACTTGGAACAAAAACTGACGTATTATTTAACTCTAATACGTTTGTTTTATCAGCTTTTAAATCTAAAGCTGATTGTTGAGCTATACTCACTGGTTTATTTGCATCAGTTGTATTATCAACGTTCTCTAAAACCAAATTGATTCTTGCCTGTGGAACATCTATTAAATCAGAAAGGTTGTTGGCTTTTAGTAATGCCCCAGAAGAACTACTAGAGCTTCCTCCTTGAGTTCCGATAGTATATTCGATAAAATCAGTTAAAGTTGTACCGCCCGTGTTCGTAGCAGTTTCTTGAATCAACCACCAACCAAAAAAGGTCGCGTTAGATAAAGCTGGATTTAATACATAAGTTTCGTTAAAAACACCTGCTTTCGCTAAGGCTATATCAGCATAATTTGCTTGACCATACTGTATAGCGATATTACCGTTAGTAAACCTATATAGCCTATGTCCTACAACCGTCGTGGAACCTAAAGCGGTTAGCGTGCCTGCGTTATCCCAAAACTTTGGCAGGTTTGTATTACCACCTGCGTCAAATCCAGTTTGAGTTGATAAGAAAAAAGGCGCATTACTTACCTGCGTCATAGGAGGGGTGCTTGGCTGATTAATATCACCTGTACTTCCAAACTTAAAAAAACTTCCAGAAGAAACATCAAAACCTAAATCAGCACCTCTACCTGTAATAACTTGACCTTTTTTAAATGGCACCCCCTGCTCAACAAGATAACTATATATATCCCTTATGCTATTGGGATAGTTTCCTAATGGGTTATTTAGGTATTCAAAACCAAGTATTTGATTAGTAGCTGTATTTACCGCAATTCGCATAATAAATATTTTTCTATTCCAATCCTGTCTAGTTGGTGTTGTAATTTGTTGCTGTAGTACTAAATTTTTATCAATATAAACATAAGTAGAAGGAGCGTTTAAATTGCCAATAGTTACTCCTGATGCTCCACCGTAATGTCTATCGAAAAAACCTTCATCAGATTTTATTTGTCCTTTTACTGAACTAATTGTAAAAGTTGTGCCTCCAACTACCACAGATGCAGTATAGCTAGAATCTACTCCTGTTCCTGCTGATTTTAATAAATTATGGTCTACTCCGTCAGAAAATGACTGCAAATCAGTTACTGGAACTACTACTAAATTAGCGTCATCTAAAGATATATTACTAGCAGATAAATCAACAGACTTTAAGTACCCTTGAAGCAATACGCTTGGCTTTAGGTACTTTATAATACTATCTGGCCCCCTGATTAAGAGACTATCTGTTTTCACTCCCTCAATTACATTTTTTAATTTTACGGGTTTGTTGTGGTCTATTGTTTGAGAATTTACACATGAATACGTAAAAACCAAAGTTAACCATAATAAAAATTTCATTTTTGTTTTCATTTTGCTCATTAATTTATGTTAATTTTAGAAAGGTAATTCATTTATAATGTCGTAGCTAGATGAGGCGTCAACATCACCAGTAACGTAGGTCGCTTGGACCCAATATCTGTCAGCATTAAACCAACCATCTCCAACCATGTCTCCAGCCTGCAATTCATCAAGAACATTTCCAGGTTTTTTTCGTAAAATCATTAGGTTTCCGTTCACTAAAACAGTTTGTTGCCTAACACTGACTAAATCCCAATCAACATTTTGATTTTGAGGTTTTGAGTTAATTCCCGTGATGTTACTCCATGTTGATGTCCCTAATGTTACGGATTGCCCTACTCTAACCCTTAGGTTTACTTGCCACGGCACCGACCTTGGTATTGTTCTTGCTAATATCATCTTCTTTTGGTGTTGGTATTAATTTTTGTTCTTCCTCAAATTTTTGAAAATTAGCTTCCCAATCTCCTTGCCCTAGAGCTTCAGTGGCTTGTTCTCTGCTAATTAAAGCGTCTGCGTTGTCCCCTAGCATAGACCTGACAGCCTTTGCTTCCTTGAGAGGGTCTATGTGCGGCATCTTTTTACCTAAGAACCTAGCGTTCGTGAAAGCTAAACCAGCCATCACATCACCTTTTTCTCTAGCTGCTAAATAACCTGGAAGATTTAACTTATTGGTTAGTATTTGATAATCAAGCCATGCATCATAAAAAACTTGATAGAAATTTTTTGCAAAATCAGTTCTATATATTTCTAAAATATGTTCCCATCCATTAATCGCTGCTCTTGATGAACTATAGTTTTGTTCATATAGCTGCATAGCTACTTCTGGAGGGATATCAACTGAAGCACAAAGTGAATAAAAAACCGCCCTGTAAAAGCTTTCAAAATTACCTTCCGAATCAGTTGACAAAGCAATCAAATCACTATCAACAGCCAAGTTCAATACTTGTCCTGAGGTTGTCTGCCTTAATGCATTCGCCGTCCTTCCGTTTTTCTCATAAGTACTTTCGGGGGTTTCTCCAAAACTCTTTCGGCTGCTTAGGTTTTGCTTTAAAATATTTTCACCAGTACTGTTTGAATTATGCTTAAAAGCATAGACAACATTCGCAGTTTGCTCAGCCTTTGAGACTGACGCCTCAACATACCTATCAAGCTTCGCAGCTTTCTCAAGTATTGACGCTATTCTAGGTATTCCCCTGTGGTGGTCAATTCTATGTTTATCTCCGTAAATCATCCAAGCTACTTTTATTCCTCTTGAATTATAAGCCTTTACCCTGGTGTGGCTGAAATCTAGTTTTTGATCCTCAATATCGCTTTCATTTGCAACATAGAAAGCAACATACTTTCCAGCTGGTGTCATTTCAATTCCATGCTTAATCTTATTCCCTTCTTCTTTGTCCTTATCATCCAAAGGACTTTGAACTTGCTGCCCATCAATAACCTGTATATTTGGACCGTGTTCACCATATCTGATAATACATAAGCAATCCCCAAAGAAAGCAGTCTTAAAAGCTTCAACGGCTTTCTTATGTAGGTAATCTCTTTCATTGTAGTCGCTAAATTTCGAACCAACATAGAGTGAGAATAAAGGCTCTACATTCTTCTTGAAACTAGCTAAATCATTATCATAACCACATATTTTTAAAACAGCTCTATTCGGCTCGGCCTGCATTTTTAATCCAGAACCTATAACCCATTTGAAGAACTTACCTGTGATAATCTTAATGACATCAGTCTTTAGCTGCATATCGTAAGCTCGCAGCCTAAGTTTTAGGTAATCTGGGGTAGTGTTTTCAACAGCACCAAGCTCTCCAGGTGTTTTTTCACCATCCCATACCGTGTCAATTATTGGGTTATATACTCTATCCTCGCTATAATAACCTTCCATCTGGGCTTTGACTGAAATATTTTCATCATTTGCTGCAGCGGGTTTGGTTGTTTTCCAAAAGTTCCAATTCATATTTAAAATTTTAGTCGGCCTCTTAATACCGTTATACTTCCATCTCTTCTATTTATCCAGCCATGAAGAATTCTCTCAAGACCTACGAGTCCATCAGTTACCTCTTTCATGCTTCGATATTGAGTAGTTACCTTCATTTGCCCGTCATCTAAAGTGTAAGACATCGTCCCACTATTATCAACAGACTCGATAGACGTTAACAACATGGCATCAATCAAGTTCTCAACGGCTAATATTCTAGCATCCAAACAATCTTTTGACTGGATGTATTCTTTGACAGTGTATTCAACCATAAAACAAATATACAAAAAAAAAGCACCAAACTAAAATAGCTTGGTGCTTAAAAAAATAAAGGTTTACAAGATGGCGCTGTAGACTACAAAAATATGAAAAATTTAGTTAACTATCTAACATTAACTCCACAAAAGTAGACCAAGTCAAGCCTTTGTACTTCGTAGGCTCTGATCTTTTGATTAAATCTATGAAAACATATCTTGCAGAATCATTGTAGACTCTTACATCCCAGAAGTGGTTTTCAACACTTGAATTTTTCTTATCCCACTTAAAGCCAACGCTCTCACCTTTTTCAACTGTCTCTTTCCTTGTTTCAGATTCATAATGTTTAAAGAAGCCTTTTAGACTATATTTACCTTTTGATTGTTGAGGGAAGTTCATAAACCCAGACTCCTGACTACCGCTATCAGTTAATCTTAGTTTCATGTTGTTTGCCAACTGATCTTTTAACTGCTCAACATCTAACAAGTAAAGGTTAGACACGTTTGGCGATTTTTTAACCACAGCGACGTCCTTTGTGTTTCTCCTAAAATTGACCTCAGCCACACCTTTCACCCCAAAAACCCAGTTTTCTGGAGTGTGGGCCTTGCGGATAAATTCATAAGCCTGTTTCGTGAAATGACCCGTATCAATTAAACTCAACTTGACGTTATAGATATCACCGCTTTCGCTAGGAATATCAGATTTAATTATCTCTTCAAGCATAGGCCAAACAGAGTTCCTAAACCCATGCATATACGTATATCGATCTCTTGACGAATCATTATCCTTTTCCTTTTTAGTCATAGTCCTTGATCGCTTAAAAGTACCGCAGCTTCCATGATTAATTGAGTAAGAGGCTCCATTAGCAGCGTGAGCTACTATCTCCCAATCAATTCGAACGTCCTCAACTTCATTACTCATTATCCCACCTAAATCAGCAGCGAGACTAATTAAAACAATTTGACCGTTACCATCATCCTCGCTTGTTTCATCAGGGATATAACCTACGGCGTAATCTCTGACATTTTCCATTAACCTCATTATCTTAGGTACCTCACCTTTGTCCTCAAAAGGGAGACCTAGTCTAACGTTGTTGAACACTTTTAATAGATCTATGTTTGGTTTTCCTTTTGGCGGGCAAGCTTCTAGCCACTCCTTAACCAACTCAACCCAACTAATGAAACCCGGAGGAATAATAAGTGAGTTCATATAATAGCTCTTGTAGTACTCGCTCATCGGTGCTGCAGTTGGTATCCACTGACCCAAAATGTTTATCTCATGCTTGTCTTGATTTGTTATTTTATGGCCGCAGTCAGGACACTTGAAGTGAACGCTTTCCTCTATTAAGTTACTGTTTTCGTCAAGCTCATAAACTATGCCAGCAAAACTTCCATCTTCCTTTACTATATGCCAGTCACTAGGTACATAGGAGCCGCAACCTGGACAGGGCCAATGCCACTTTCTTTGATCGCCTTGGAGGAACATTTCATATACATTTGATAGTTGATTGGTTGGTGTGCTGACGTAGTAAGTTTTCGCCAAATTTCCATATGATGTTTGACGACCCTCAACTAATTTTCTGATACTACCTTCTTTTTTATCAGCCCTAGGAGCGTTATCAAAGTCATCCATAAAAACAGTCTTTACACTGAAAAAACGGAATTTACCTGCGTTATTTGTTCCTTCGATAATTGCGTTCCCACCTGCAAACTCCTTTGAGAAATCCGTGTCTCCAGAACGCTGTCCCTTAGCTCTAACAACATTTGGGCGAATTAAGCTACTTAGACCGCTTGACCTCATAAGCGGGTCAAATCTTTGCGTTATGGTTTTCTTTGCAATATCCTTATCACTAGCCGTAAAAAGAAAATTATCTGGGTGCTCAGCAATTATCCAAGCCATTCCCGGGACAATAACACCTTGAGTGATACCTGATTGAGCGCCCTTCATTACGGATACAATTCTACTGGGATCAGAAGGATGTAATCTATCTATTATTTCCCTAGCGTATGGTGACAAATCATAACTGAATCGACCACTAAACCTTGAGACTTCATTTGTTAGGATTACATTTTTTTCAGTCCAATCACTTGGTATCTCCTTTATTGTTTTGAATTGATAAAGCGTGTCCTGATAACTTTCCAGCTTATCCATCCAAACATCAACAATACTTGTTTCTTTAGTCTTCAATTAATTGGTTTTTTGACTGTTTATTCAGTGTTTTATTTTTGTTCATCCTCCATTCCAAAGTCCGCCACCCTGTACCCTTTCTCTTGAATCCACCCTTTAAAATTTTGCCATTGTCCATATTCGTTTAAGAAGCTTTCAAACTCTTCTGCTAATTGTTCTTTGTCTAACATTGTTTTTTTTTATTTTCGTTCACCTCTACTTCTTGTTTCAGCATATTCCTCAACCGCTAATCTTATACTTGATGTTGAGATATCCTTTGCCCTCAAGATTGATTGGTCTAGTTTCTCTGATATTTTTTGCGTGACTTCTGACAACTTTTTTCTATCTCCACCAGCAAGAATATCGCAGTAAACTGAAGCCAAATTTTCTGCATCGTTTTGGAAAGTTGCAAATATGTCGTCATTATGGATCTTTAAAACGCTAAAGACTAAATCAATTGGTATTAATTTACCTGCTAATTTTTGCACTATAACGGCTTCTTTTTGCGCCCTCGATTCCTGCAGCAAAGTATCAGCTTTCTTTTTCCTAGCATCCCAATCAATGGCTTTCTGACCTTTTTTACGGTCAATAACCCGCTGCCTTGTTTTTGCTTTAACTGTATTTTGATGAACAACTTCCTCGTAAATTTCCTCCCTAGTTTGTCTTGGTTGATTTTTCTCTGCCTCAGATTTAATTAAATATTTTGTGAAGAAAGCCCTGTTCAATGGGTTGTCACTATCTATTTTCTTATCTTCCTTATTGTATATTATCTTGCCTCGATGTATATTTGTGTTAACGATACCAACAGTGGTGCGACACATGGAGGCAAATTCCACCTTATTTAAATCAGCCATCTTTGTTCTTTAATTGTTATTTTCATCTGTTATATCTACACGACATCGCTCTAGTACTGCCATTTGAGTCACTAAAAACTTTGTTATTTTTTACAAATATACTTTTTTTTAACGATATCTGCAACAAAGCTCTAATGTGTGTTGAATAAATCTAAGACGGTGTGCGTAACATAT